CTGAAATCCGATCTCCATTGATACCTAGAACACCGGTTTCCTTTGACTCTCCCAAGGCTGAAAGACTCTTTTACGATCGTATGAACCCTATGACCTCGTTTCGTATTTCTACTACATGGCCTAAGCTACCCGATCCGATTGATACGGCTAAAATAAAGTTTGGAACTAATATGTACTTAATTCACAATTTTCTAGATGCTTCTGGTGCGTTCCCGCACCAACGACTTAATTATGCAGCTAACTTCGCTGGCGTTTCTATGGACCTTAACATTAAAGTCAACGTTACTGGCTTATTTTGGTCCAAGACCCGCGCCGGAAAACTTCGCAAGATTTCGACTCGTGAACATTGGCAAATTCATCCTGGCATGGCTAATCATACAACTGACCACCCGATAGAGAAGATCAGATGTGCTACTCGTTATTCTAAAGTCGGTCACACACCGAAGCAGCTCACGCATGAGACGCGGATGTGGATAGACGAAAAAGTGCACAAGGCTCTTCTTGCTTTCTGGGAATCAGAATATCAGTTCGACATACACAAGATTGCCGACATTGTTGATGGAGCTAAGCAAGCCTCCAAAGAACGCAACTATTATCTTCGTGGTCTGAAGGAACACGAAAAGATGGTTGGTTATGGCTTAACTTTCTCTGGCAAACAACAAGTCAAACCTATGAAAAATGACAAACTCAATATTGAGAAGGTTGGTCAAGGAATCATGTCTTCACCAGCTTGGTTCAATCATGAGTTCATAGGTTGGGCTAGAACAATGGCATTTGTCTTGAAGGATAGAGCTAAGCCACATGTCTTTATGGATGATAAGGAGCGAGAGTCTGACTTCAGAAATCGTCTGACTCGCAGCATCAAGCAGCTGCCTGGAACTCCGCTCATAGCAATGGTTGATGCCAAGGAATTCGATAGTCAACAGGGCCCTGCCACCTTATATTTGGAACGGAAACTATTGGAAGGCCTCGGTTTTGATGTTCATGACATCGAGGCTTTCCAACAAGTTAGGCATCCGAACAAGTATACGGCATTTGGACAGTTCACTGGTTCTCATGCCGGTCAAAAGGGTTCTGGACTGTTGGATACCAAGTCTGGCAATACTATGCTAGAGTTAGTTCTTGCACATGAAATGTTCACTGGGGTTGGTCCGAAGATTGAGGCTGGCAAAGGCGATGATTACATTAGAGTACAGAATGGTCTCAAGTTGAATCTAAAACATGTCGAAGAAATCAAACATCATCTCGGAATGGAATTTGAAGCATCAGTCTCATATGGTGGTGAATTCATTGGATGTACAATCTCTAAGGAGGGTATGTACCCATCAGTCACTCGAACCGCCATGAAGGCTATGTGTAATCATATTCGTGATGAGAAGCATTTGTGCGAGTATCAACAGAGTCTGCGTAATACTGTTATCGAGTGGAGGAAAACTGGAATTCAAGAAGTTGTCCATTACTCCGCCGAAGCAGAGCGTAAAGACCCTAACTATGTTGAAGCTTGCATGGCTTTTGTTGAATCTCTTTCACATGTAACCTGGGATCAATATCGTGAGATTGCCAAGAAATATGGTCCAATTGAATTTAGCTTGCCACCCGAGGACACCCGTCCTCGAGTGTTTGGCTGATATGCTGATTACCCGAAAGGGTCATCACGAATTAGTAACTGTTTGGAGCCCACAAGGGGGCATCGCATTTTAGAGTTCACTAGGCCCCTTGCGTCTTAGTGTCCTGATTTTAATATCAATCTGATTTGAACCAGACAGCGAAAATTTGTGTTGGGTCGTAAGACCATTTAGTATTCAGTTTCGCATTGCTACGGACTACCAACTCACGACAGTCTTCTTTTGTAATTTATGTCTCATCGCACGCTAGCTAAGCTGTACAAGAAACTAGAAGATCAAGCAAAACTTAAACAAAAACAACAAGAAAATCAAGAAAATCCTATCTCCGAAGAAGAGAATCAATGGCACTCGTACTCAGTAGAGGAAGAGGAGGCTCACGCGGCCGCGCACTTTCCACCCGCGGTCGTTCAGACCCCTTTGCCAATCTTACCAGAGAGTTCCTCTCGGCAATCAGGCAATCAGAAAGGCAAAACAACAGAAGCTACTCCGCTTCTACGACATTCCGTCGACCTAGAGGCGCTGCTAGAGGCAATTCAGGAAGAGGAAGAGGAAGAGGAGGAAGAGGACGATCAATGGGAAGACCCATTTCGTCTAATCCTCGCACTCCTAGTCGTCGTGGCGGTGGCGGTCCCCTGCCTAGGGGTACTGTTGAAGCTCCTGTTCAGGCTTTCATTCGACAAGAGCGTTCTCTTGGCGGTTCTGGCTTTGCTGACATTGCTCCTCGTACACGCAGGTCTGAGACTATCGTCCCGTCTCTTACGTATCCTGTAGTACACAAAGTGTCTAGCAGTCACACGTCATGGTTTTCGACACCCAAGGTCCCTGAGCATATCAAGAATCCTCAGGTTATGTCTTGGACGGTCGTAGCTGATACTGATAATGAAGAACTCACGTTCAGTGGGTATATTCATGTCATAATTGTCGACAAGAAAGACATTTTCAGCGGATCGTCGGTTGACGAAGCCAAAGCGAAAGCCGCCTGGGCTCATCCGAATGCTGCCAAGTACCCTTTGAAGAAGGGACTAATGACACTACCATTTCGTCCTATGTCCGATTGGGCGTACTCTACTTGCACTGACCGTTATGTTGTGGTCGGTGTTTCCAAGGGACGTCCGAAAGGAGTTTTCACAGACGATTTGGTTGTCATGAAACTCTCTGTTAAGATTCGTTATACGCATGATTCTGCTCAACTCTTCAATAGAGATTCTAAATAAGTCATCTGAACAGCTTGTGGTATCAGTTTATCGGTATACACAAAGTGTAGTTCATTCTATCATCAACAACAACATAATACTTTAGCAGGCCGAAAGGCCCACCGCAAAGTACTGCTGCCATCGTGAGTTTTTGGAACAACAGCCTGAGTTTGTCTTTTTCTCAGTTGGTCCTTTACTGGGGTTTACAAGTGTTTACCCAGTAGAGAGTAAAAAAAAAAAAAAAAAAAAAAACGGAAGGGCACCC